GTTCCGCCGGCAGCATCGCCACCGCCTCGTCCCAAGGGATCACCTCCACCGCGCGGCCAAGCAGTTCCTTGTTAGCGGCTTCCCACATGGCGTGCAGCAACCCGCCTGGCTCAATCTCGGTGAGAACGTCGGCACACAGCATCAGCCGCCCATCGGTCAGCGTGCGTGGCACCGGGACGCATTTTTGCGACCCGTACGCGGCGTGCAGCGTTGCAAGCCGCCCTGCAAGATCTGGCGCAAATACTAATGCCAGTTGCCGAGCGTCGGCGTATGCGATGGGCAGTGGCAGGTCTGCGAGCGTCATCACAATGCGGCTCCGATGGCGTTGTAAAGAGCCGCCACGCGGGCGTCCAGCAAGGCCAGCGTGAGCGACTCCCCAATCGAATAAAACGCAATGCGCTGAGTGCCAAATTCGCCGGGTGTTCCCCCCGCTCCAGCGTTGCTCGCTAAGACCCGAATGCGCCGCTGCGTGATTGCCTGCGATGTCGATGAGGTAGTCGTAGTGGTTCCGCCAGACCGCGACGTTATTTGGGTTGCAGACGCGCGATTCACTCCCCAGAACCCTACAGTGGGGGACGCCGTGATGTTGGCTACGCCCTGAATGCCTCTGGCATATGCAAGTACTTGCGTGGAACTCTGCGCTATGCCGCTTACGCCAGTGCCGTACACATCCCCAATGAGGTAGTCCGACCCTATAACGCTCGCGCCGGGCAGAAACGCAGTGGCGTACACGGACAGATGAAACGAGTTTTGCGGGTCGGCGTTGTTGTCGCGGAGCGTGTCGATGCTTTTGGTAGAGCCGTTGCCGATGAGTCCAGTGGTTCTGTTGTAATCACCGCTGACGAATGGCCCGTTATTCGTTGGCGCTGGCCCGACCAGCGGCGTCAGCGCACCGGCCAGCGTTTTTGCACCCATGAGGATGCAAGACGCCTTGATGGACGACCAGATGCCATCTGCCTTGCAGCCGCCGACAAAGTCGTTGATGGCCCGCTGCACGGCAGTCTCAAGACTAGAGCCGTCAGCGGCAGACACGGCCGTGATGTAGGCTCTCGCGTCGGCGTCAGAGGCGACGTAGCCACCGCTCGCCTTTGGCCGCAGGAGCCGGGGAGATAACGCCATGGGCCTAGCCCTTGGCCATGACGGTCATGGCGCAGGTGGTCGCACCGACCACAACGGGCACCACATGGCTCACGGAAAACAGGGCGTCCGGCACGGGGTGAATGCCGACCGTCAGTGCGGTGGTCACCGCCGAGCCGTCCGCATAGACGCGCTGTGGCGTGACCCTGGGGTCCACGGTTCCGAACCAGTTGATCTGCGTGGCGCCGTTGGTGTTGGCGATCATCACGCACGCCCCGCCAAACCGGCCAAACGGGAACATCCCGGAGGTGGTGGCCGCCGAACTGTTGGCGGTAACCACGGCCCCAGGCGAAAAGTGCCTCGCAATCTCGTTCATACCCCTCTCCCCTTTGCCCGGTAGGCGTGTTTCTCAATGACTTTGGCCCGCAGCTCCTTGGCGTTGGCTGTGGGGTTCTTCCGCTTTTCTTTGCGAACCTCATCGCGGACGATGGATTCGGCCAACAGTTTGCGTTGCGGGGGTGCCGGGCCGGGGTCGTAGCTCACGCTCCCAGAGACGGCCATGCGGCGGGCCTTGGCAACCTTCAGCACATCGTCGTTGCTGCTGACCCAGGCGGCCGGATCACGCCATCCCCGCCCGTCAGCGATCCCGGCGCAGTAGTACTTGCCCGATGGGTTGATCCCGGCCTGCTTGGCCTCTCGGATCATGTACTGGGCCTGCCGCTTGGGGAGCGTGTCGAACTGCTCGTTGTTCTGCCGGCCCTCCAAGAACGCCCGCTCGGAACCCTTGGTCCCAGGCGGGCATCGGGTCGCACACATTTCCGCCCACCGCTCGCCGTAGGGCAGGGCGGCCTTGTAGGTGGCGACGGCGTCATGGCCGAGCGACAGGATCGATTCAGGAATGCTCATACAGGACTATTGGGCCGGAGGTGCTTCTTGGGGTGCGGGCGGCCCTTCTGGCCCCGGCGGAGGACCAGGAGGAGGGGGTGGAGGCGGAGGAGGGACCAGGAACTCTGAAACGTCCATCTGGTTGACCCGGCCCCATGTGGACAGGAGAGCGTTGAAGATTTCGGGCTTGCCGGCCTGCAGCATGCCCTGCGACACCGGGGCAAGAATCTGCATCAGATTGTTCAGGTTCTCAGTCTTGGTGGCGATGTTGGGCTTGCGCGCCGAGCCCGCCTCCACCCGGTACGAATACTCCCGAACGATGTTGTCTGGCGCCTCGTTCTGGACATGCATGCCCCACGCTTGGGCAGCCAGCGGGCCAAGGAGCGGCTCAACGTCTTGCGGGGCAATCAGCCACCGCGCCATCAGGGCCTCCTTGCGGGCGACCTCCGACAAACGGTCTTCCAGCGTATTTGCGTAATCGTCGGGCCGGACGGAAATCTGCTCGCTCTTCACGGCGGCCTCTGCCGCACTCCTGAAGGAACTTCTGGTCATGCCATAGATCAGCTCGGTCAACCCCACCCGGCGGTCGAACATCTCCGTGACCGCCTGGATGATGTTGTACATGTCCTGCGTCACGCCCGGCATCTGGAACACCGAGATGACATCGTTCACCGAGCGGCCCACGGCCTCCGATATCTCAACGATGTTGAAGCCGCCTTCGCTCTTCTCCAGAATCTTCGACTTGATGTCCGGGTCCGCAGCCTTCGCCACGCCGATGAGCGTCTGTGAGGAAGTCGCAATGCGGGTCGCCAAGAACGACATCGCCCAGTTGATGAACCGCAGCTCCCCGATCACAGGCTTGATCAGACTGATCGGCCAGGAGTACCCGGGCTGGCGGTGCCAATCCAACAGCGTGAAAGGCCAACCGTTCGGCTCGGCCCAGAACGGGATCGGCCACTGGCAGGACATGAACAGCGACTGCGGAACGCCGGACTCGTCCACCTCCTCTTGGAGCATGGCCGGCGGAGCATTCAGCGGGAAGTCGATGCCTTCCGCGACGACGATGTAGCAGTTCGGGCCCAAGGCGTCGAACTTGCCGCGCAGGTCCTTGTCGGCGTCCTTGAGCCGGTCGCCAAACCCCGTCTTGGAGTAGACCTCCCAGTAGCAGATCAGATCGTTGGTCTTGCCGGTCTTCTTCTTGTGTTCGTAGCCCCGGCTGCCCTGCTCGGCCCGGGTGGAGTAGGACTCAATGTGCCCCTTCAGCTCCGAGCGATCCAGTCCGAACTTGGCCGCCACCTCGTCAATGGGCTGCACTCGCTTGCGGGCGGCCCAGCGGATGTCGTCAAACTCATCGGCGTCCGGGTCCCACACCAAGTTGTCGATGCTGTCGTAGAACGACCCGGCCAACTTCACGGACGATCCGGGCGGCTGGTACAGTTCATGCCACCACACCCCAGCCCCCTTGATGAACGCCTCGTCCACCACCTTGCGGGTGTGCCGCTTCAGGTCCAGTTCGTTGGGGGTGTAGTTCAGGTAGTCTTCCAAGAGCTTGGCGATCAGCTTCCGCCGCTCGTACATGAAGCCCTGCTGCTGGACGGCCTGCTGGTAGGCCATCATCATCGGGTCAGGCATCATCACCATTTGCCCGTCAGGTCCCATGACAGGCTGGCCATCAGGCCCCATCTGCGGCACCGGCGGCTGGGGCTGAATCCCCAACAGCGCCGGGCCGATCAGCGGATAGTCCTTGGGCGTGACCGTCCGCTGGGGATTGCGATGGTGGATGACCGATCCAAAGAGCGTCACCGCCTCAAAGACACGGTTGACCACCATCCGGAACGGGGGCGGAGAAATGCCCTTGTTGTAGCCCCGCTCGCCCCGGGAATGCTCGTTGGCCCACATGGCATTGGGGTCCGACGAGTAGAAGCCCATGGCCTCCTTGGCGTCCTCGGTGAAGACCTTCTTGTGGGATTCGGCTTGCTTGATGCACTCCAGCCAGCGCTTGGCTATTGGGCGCAGCGGGTTTTCGTCGGGCATAGCGTCTCCTACTGACTAATGCCCCTATTTGCGACTTTTGGGGTCCAGGGCCTCAAGCTTCTTCTCCAGCAGGGAAACACGCTCGGAAAGCAGGGCAATCTTGGGGTCCTTGGGTTTATGCTCCCAAAACCCGTATTTCTTCCACTCCGGGAACTCGTTGACCCCCTCGTCCGTGACATGGTGGACCGAGGGCCTGATTGACACCCCGGCCTCACCGGACATGGCGTACAGCGTGAGCGTCCGCGAGGCGGCCTTGCAGACGATGGCCGGCACCGAAGGGGCACCTTCATGCGTCATAAACAGGACAATCTCACCAACCTCGGCCTTGGGCATTTCGTAATTCATCGACTGATACTCCCATTGGGGGCTAGGAACACACACGGATCTTCGGACTTTCGCTCTCGGGCCAGCCGGGCGGCGCGCCACTTCACCCACCATGGCTCGGGCCCGACCTGAGACGGCGGGCGGTGGTAGCGGGGCTCATAGGCACAGAGGTATTCGGCTGTCTGGCAGGCGTGGACCTCGCCCCGCGTCTGCGGCTCGTCGGTCACGTACACCTGCCCGTTGACGGTGGTCGTCTTCTTGCGGTAGCGTTTCAGCTCTCGGACGAGGTTTGGGCAGCCGCCTTCCAAGATTTTGAACTTGGTGGTCCCGTCGCCGCGGATGTGCATCATCTGCCGCACCATGGCCGTGCGGGCCGGGATGTCGTCGGACCCCGGAAGGAACTGATGGCCAGTCAGGGCGAATTTGAAGTTCCGCTTCTTCAGCTCCTCGGAGTACAGCTCATGCGGCAGCCGGC